ACGTCTACTGGATGAATTTGATAATCTGAACTCCAGCTCAGATAATGCGTAATATTCATGCTAAGAAAATATAAAAATAATGAAATATGGATACATTGCTTCTTCGGAATAAAAGGTATGAATATATAGGGATACTTGAGGAACGGCTGACACCCTGTTTTCTCAAAGGGTTCATTACAATATATGAGACATCCAAGAAGAATAACAAGGTTCCCAAGAACCTGCTGAAGGACTTTCAACAGGCAATAAAAGCAATAAAGGATTGGAATGAAAAGTATGTGAAGGCAGAACTAGAGGCATTCAAGGTATATGCCAAGTGTGATTATATTGAGTCTTTGATAAGCTCTATATTCAAGACCTATTATGCAATGAATAAGGAACATACAACTCGTTCATATACAAAGGCGCATCCAACAGCTATATCATATATACATGAGTGCTATTTGAATATTGCAAGAAGGATTTGGAAGAATCCTTATCTGTTTTATGATGTAGGTATAAGCAAGGTTGAGAAGCACAAGCAGGTCAAAGAGATAGAGGATATTATTAGGGTTTCCATCAAAGATACGTTTGTTCAGATGTTGCCCTTTGCACCTGTTGAGAGCGATATCATCGCGGCTACTGCACCTGCACCTGTTCCTGTTCCTGCACCAACTAACGGAAATACGGAGACACACCATGAGACAGATGAAGAGACTGAAACAGAAGACTACGAAACCGACTCTTATCATTCTGACAGTGAAGGTGATGATTCTGATGATGATTCTGATGATGATTCCGATGAATCTAGTGATGATGAAGATGATGATGAGTCTGGTGATATATCAGGAGATGAAGAAGATGAAACTGATGATGCGTCTAGTGATCAATCTAGTGATGAAGACGATAATATATCAGGAGATGGTGAAGATGAGACTGATGATGAGTCTAGTGATGAAGACGATAATATATCAGGAGATGGTGAAGATGAGACTGATGATGAGTCTAGTGATGAAGACGATAATATATCAGGAGATGAAGCTGAAACTGATGATGCGTCTAGTGATCAATCTAGTGATGAAGACGATGATATATCAGGAGATGGTGAAGATGAGACTGATGATGAGTCTAGTGATGATATATCAGGAGATGATGAAGATGAAACTGATGATGAGTCTGGTGATGATATATCAGGAGATGATGAAGATGAAACTGATGATGAGTCTGGTGATGAAGAAGAAGATATATCAGGAGATGAAGATGAAACTGATGATGAAGATTGTGATATATCAGGAGATGATGAGTCTGAAGATGATGAGTCTGAAGATGAACAAGAAGATGAACAAGAAAATGAATCAAGTGATAAAACTAATGATGAAGAGTGTAATAAAGAGTCTGAAGATGAATTGCGTAAGGAACAAGATGACATATCAGGTGATAAATCATGTGATAAAGAAGAAGCCAAAGAGACCCAAGAAGATAAATCTAAATCTGATATAAAGGCTATCGATTTTGATAAAAATAAGAAAGATATTGTACAAGAAGAAGATTCGACTGTGGAACCCAATGTATCCGTGAAAGTGGTAAATATTGAAGATACTAAACCAAGCAAGGCTAAGACGAAGGATCATGACTTTAAAAAGAAAAAAGCCCTTGTGAAACAAAACCTTATGAGGATTCATACGGATTCCTTCTTTTGAGCTTTCTTATCCGCAATCTCAAGAACATCAATAAGTTTATAAAGTCGCATTGGTGCTGCATGTCTATAATGAGGATTCTGCATGACAGTGCATTCCAGTTTATCTAGCTCAGTAAGGTTTACCTTGTATCTCGTACGTGCCGTGGTCAGAGTGATCTTTTGCTTTTTGAAGTCTTTTATTTTCTTTTTACCTTCCTCTGAAATTAGAAACAGCGGCGGTTTAGGTGGTTGTTTTATTTTTTCATACAGCTCTTTTATAGTGTCATTTCGTCTTATAGTCATCCGCTCTATGTCCTCATTCAGAGCATCAAGCATTTGCTTTTTGGTACCATGTACTCGATAACCAAGAGTTTCATATGCAAACTCTTTGATATCTTTTACCTTGTTCGTTTCATTCACTGTAATCTCTGGAATATTAGGTATGTTTTCAATATGCGTATCTATATTATCATGCAAGTCCTGCCATTTTTCATATTCCTTTTCATGTACAGAAAGTACACGTTCTTTGCAACCTTCGTCTATATGCTCATATATCATATTAGCCAATGTAATACATCCAGCATTTCCAACCATAGATAGATTTACAGCATCCTGAGCAACTTTATGCAGATGGTCCTTACATAGGTAAGAGGCAATAAGAGATAAAGGAAGATGGGGGAGATCGTTGAAGCTCGACATTCGTTTAATACATATATATTTAATATCCTTATGTAACTAAATAAATCATGAATACATTTACAATTTCATGTATTGTTTCAGCTGCTATTGCGTTTTTTGCTGTACTAACAAAACCAAAGGTCCAAGAAGGTACTGATCCAGAGAATCATATAAGTACATTCATAAGGACAGCAATAATAAGTTTTGTATGTATATACTTTGGTATGACGTACCTTGTAACACCAGCATGTCCAGAAATTAATATGGGTGAACCTGATTTCTAATTCTAAACTGATAATAAATAAGGATGATACATGCATTCTTTAACCATCCATATCCACGGTTCGTCTTTGCGCTGATATTAGCCATCGTGATTGCGTTTATAGAGAAGCTCTCAATCTTTGAAAGTATATATACTCTTTATGTTCTTACATTGATCATTCTTATCATGATATACTCCAATACATATAATGATTATGGTTTTCTTATATTGATGATTGTGATATATATACTTACATTTTGTACTATACTGGCCAAACGATCTGGGTGCAAAGAAAACGTTCAAAACTAGCAAAATTATTTTGGTTATATAATAAAGGAATGCAGTTACATTTGAAAAAATTTGATATGTCATCAATTAGTGATGATGTGGTTATTGTTTTTATAGGGAGGCGGAATACAGGAAAGAGTTATCTTGTAAAAGACCTCTTATATTACCATAGGGACATACCTATAGGTACAGTTATAAGTCCAACAGAGTGTGCTAATAAGTTTTACTGTAAGATTGTACCAAGTTTATTCATACATGAAGAGTATACACCACAGCTTATTGATAATGTTTTGCGCAGACAAAAGATCATTACAAAAAAGATAAATAAGGAGATTAGCTGTTATGGCAAGTGCAATATTGATCCACGTGCGTTTTTATTACTTGATGATTGTTTGTATGATGATTGCTGGAAAAAGGATAAGAGTATTAAGTACATATTCATGAATGGTCGTCATCAGAAAATAATGTTATTGATTACAATGCAGTACCCCCTAGGTGTACCACCCAACTTAAGGACAAATGTGGACTATGTGTTTATTTTGAGGGAACCTGTAGTTAATAACAGGAAGAGGATATATGAGAACTACGCAGGTATGTTTCCTACCTTTGATATGTTTTGCACAGTCATGGATTCTTGTACCGAGAACTATGAATGTCTAGTGATTGATAACAATGTCAAGAGTAATAAATTGGAAGATCAAGTATATTGGTATAAAGCAGAGAACCATGAGAACTTTTCTATAGGGTCTAAGGAGTTTTGGATGATCCATAATGAGAATATACAAGAAGATGAAGAGGAAGAAGAGTTGTTTGATATAAATCAATTCAAGAAAAAAGGAAAAGGCCCGTTATTGCGTGTTAAGAAGACATACCAATAGGCCCATCATTCGTTTATCTTATTGTTTGGTCTTGTCTTTCAGGTCAGGTGGCCCACCAATACTTATGTTTCTGTCATACCATGGCGATTCTTTATTAAACATGTTCTTGAAATGCGAGGAGACTGAAGAGTTCGCAAGTTGCTCTTCATAATATGTTCTTGGTATGAATCTATATTCTACCCTCATATTGCTTTCAAGTTCTTTGTATTTTTGATCATAGATACCATGTATTATCAATATCATACCTACAAACATCAAAAAAAATATGACTGATTTCATTTAATATTATAAATTATTTTTTTGGGTTACTCCTGTGCTTGGGGGCTTGTGCTTCACTCAGCAATAGGAGTTACAACAGGTGCTTCAGTAGGTGCTTTTGTAGATTCCTCAACAGGCGCTTCAGTAGATACTTCTACAACAGGTGCATCAGTAGATACTTCTGTAACAGCATCACCAGGTGTTTCAACAGGTACCTCAGCAGATACTTCTACAACAGGTGCATCAGTAGATACTTCTGTAACAGCATCACCAGGTGTTTCAACAGGTACCTCAGCAGATACTTCTACAACAGGTGCATCAACAGGTGCATCAGTAGATACTTCTGTAACAGCATCAACAGGTGTTTCTACAGGTGCTTCAGCAGGTGGTTCACTAGGTGTCTCTTGCGAAGTACTAGCAGCATCCTTAGAGGCAATCCAAGGATCTTGTTCATCAATGGAAGATTTCGTCTTAGCAAACTGCATCTCCCTCTTTCTTTCCTGGAAGAACACATCTTTCTTGTCTTGGTTATCTTTGTATTGTTTCATCAGTGTATTGAGTTGGGTCTCCGCATACTCCTGGTCTTCAATATCTTCTGGGTTGGGACTCCATGGACACCAGCAGCCCACCTGAGCAACATACACATTGAACTTGTCATCAATCTTCTTCAGGACTTGCGACCTGATTTCCGCCTCCCTGATAGAATCAAAGACACCCCGCACTTTCAATCCCCTGATAGAAGTCTGGAAGTTGTTCTTTTTGTAATATTCTTCCTCCAGAGTAGCACTGTTTTGATTAACAAAGAAGCTGTATTCTTCATTCATTTTGGATTCGTCAAAGACATATGAATACCTTTCTTTGATGTTGTTGATGGTACTTTCCTCTGCACTGTATTTCGCTGCAAGATTAGTAAAGAAGTCATTCATATCGCGAGAGAACGATTTGATAAATTCCTCAAAGAAATATACCTCCTTTTTCTTAATAACATCCTCTGGAGATACAAAGGATAAGCAGACGTAGTTCTGGCCACGAAGAGGGGGGTCCTGATCAAGGAAATCGCATTCTTTAACGGATACTAAACTCATTTTTATTATTGAATTAATTTGTCTTTATATAATTTTACAATCTGGCTTATATTTTTTTCTACAATAAATTTATATAAACAATGGATAACTTCTCAGTTGACGGTAAAGAAATCATCATCAGGATTATTAAATACATTCTTGAAGGCGCCATGGTTGCACTGGCTGCATACCTCATTCCCAAGAAGAAGCCCGATCCCGAGGAAATCCTCACTGTTGCCCTTGTTGCCGCTGCCACCTTCTCCCTCCTTGATATGTTTGCTCCTTCCATCGGCAACAGTGCCAGGTTCGGTGTTGGTGCTTCCATTGGTGTTGGTCTGACTCCTATTGGTAAGGCTATTGTCCACTAAATCCTTCCGCATCATAGATAGTTAGTATTTTTATTTTTTGATATGATATAAGGACTTGTTTCCCTTATGACATATAATAATATCTAATGCATTTGACAGCTGAATCACCCCGTGCAACGCAACCCCAAGGTATAAAGGTCATATTGAAAGACCATCAATTGGCAATGTTGAAGAAATGCCAAGATATAGAAGCACTTAATAAACATGTAGGTATAATGAAGGATAAACCTGGATCTGGAAAGACGTATGTTATATTATCATTGATTTACTGTGATATGTTGAAGAAAAAGAATGGTGTAAATATTATTGTGGTCCCACAGAACATATACATACAATGGGAGGTGGCTATAAAGACATATAGTGATCATATACAATACGAGAGGTATATCACATATCCAGACATAATGAGCTTGTTTCATAACAAAACAGTTAACAAGAGTACAAATATCATATTGACGACACCACTGTATTACACGAATGTTATTGATGCTCTTTATGGTTCCAAAATTAAAATACAGAGGATATTCCTGGATGAAATCGACAGTATTTCTAATATGATATCACGGTCAATTCCATGTCAAACTATATGGTTAGTATCAGCATCTTTCAATCTTGATTCTGGTTATATGTTTAACTTGGTACAAAAATACTTTAATAATTGTTTGAATAATAAACCCATAACAAGACAAGATATTGTAACGTTTCTAAACAACCAAGATATATATTGTATTTGCTCATATGATTTTGTTGATGCGGGCTTTCCATTGCAAGAACCAGAATATAAGAAGATTATATGCAAGTCAAGATACATAGATAGTATCTTTAGTAGCATATACTATGATCAGTATGGTGTGATATCAGCCTTGAATGCACTGGATTTTACACAAAACGAACAAGAGGCCATGGAACTGCTTGTGAAGGATATGATAGATATAATATCTAATACGAATATTTCTATAGAAGATGTAGACAAGCTGATAAAGGTCAAGATGAATAATGGTGAAGATATCCAACAACTACTGACAAGGAAAGAAGAACATATGAAAAAGCTGAAGGAAACATCTAATAAACTTGATATGATAAAACAAAGGTTATTTGCAGATGAAGTATGTTTGATATGCTATGATGATATTACTGAAGATAAGATGATCAGTCCATGCTGTAAAAACAAATTCTGTTATGGGTGTATAACAACATGGTTTAATTCTCCTACCAACAGACTCAAGGTATGCCCTTACTGTAAAGAAAAGTATGATAATAAAAATGCATGGGTTGTTATAAAACATAATATAGATGAACAAGTCATAGTACCGGAACAGCAAGAGATGCACACCAGCGAGCCTAAAAGTAAAATAGATACCCTTTGCGATATACTTACATCTGCAGGGGAAAAGGTCATGATCTTTTCAGACTATAATACTGTCTTCAAGGAAATAAAGAAAGAGTTAGAAGAACGTGGAATTAGTAATATTGAATTAGATGGGGGAACAATCAATAAGATTCATGAAGATATCCAAAAGTATAAGTATGGAGATACGCGTGTATTGATGGTCAATTCAGCATTCTATGGGTCTGGTATGAACCTAGAGAACACAACGGATATCATATTCATACACAAAACAAAAGCAGCTATGTATGATAAAGTAGTAGGCCGGGCACAAAGACCTGGTAGGACTACTCGTTTGAAGGTGTATCAGTTACTGTATCAGAATGAAGAGACTGTGTGATTAGAGACCAAACATACCTTTTCTTCGCAGAGTATGGTGTTCGGGAAGTACTGGTGAACTTGTCTTTGTCGCTCCTGAGAAGATATTTCACAAGCTTTCTTTTGAGACCCATTCCTTTTGAGATATTCTTTACAGTGAGTCCGACGCCCTTGTTTGCAATATATGCCTTGATCTTCTCGCGGGTCTCTTCATTTTTCAAAATCTTATATTCGATATCCATTGTGGTATATATATGTTTATAAGGCTTTTTACTTAAATATGTTGTACTTGTAGGAAAAAATTGAAGTTTCTAAATATGTATTATAAATAAAGGCAAAGAATGGATCCAAAAACTGATAAGAAAGCTGATATCATAAATGCACTGGAGTTGATGCGGAAGAAGGAGATAGCCAACAAGCAGCCTTTCAAAGCACGCGCATATGCTACTGTCATTAAGAATATCAAGGAAATGACGGATCCCATATATACAATTGATGACTTAGCCAATGTTCAAGGTATTGGGGATAGTATTAAAAAGAAAATCGTTGAGATACTGGAAACAGGACATTTGAAACAGGCAGATGAATATTCAAATAAACCAGAGATGAAGGTTTTTGATGATCTATTAAAAATCCATGGTATTGGGCCAGCAAAGGCAAGGCAGCTGATTGATAGCGGTATTAATAGTATTGATGATCTTAAAAGTGCTGTCGAGAAAGACCCTGGTGTATTGAATGAGAAACAGAAAATGGGGCTCAAATACTGGGAAGAGTTTATATTACGTATTCCGCGACAGGAGAT